GACCAGTTTAACGGTTATTTAGTTAACCGTTGGGTTAGTATGTACTCTCCAGAAAATGCAACAATTATAAATGAAACCACAAACAAATATTATAACGTTTTTGATTCGAAAAAGGAATGGTATGAATATCTAGTTAAAATAATACCAAGAGGTTCCCCGGGTAAGATAAACTATATCAAAAAAGAAAAACGTAAAGATGTTGATAATTATGATGAAATAGTAAAATTTTTAGCTAAAAGATTTGAAATTTCAAAAAGAGAAGTACAACAGTATATTGATAGCGGGCAAGTAGATATATCTAATATTAAAGCAGCATTGAAATAGTATATTAACCTATTAAGTCTTTACATGCCTCAAAAAAGTATAGATTTATTAACACCTAAAAGAAGCCTTATTGATCTTTCCGTGCCATCAGAAGGTTCATTTGATTCTACCATTATAGGGTATAAAATGTGCAAATTAATGGAGGATGTAATCCTTTGTAAATACAAAGACGAAACAGAAGATGGTAGAGCTTTGATAAGAAATGGTATTCATATTCCGTTAAACGTAGACACTAAAGCGTGGCGAATAGGTGAAGTTTTATTAGCAGGAACTAAATGTGAATATGTTAAAAAGGGTGACCATGTTTGTTTTCCTAACAACTTGGGTATTCCTATAGCCAACCTTGAAGTTCAGGATATTGGTAAAGTTAGAAAGGGCATTTTTCTTAATGAATCTAGAATTTTTGGAATAGTAAAACCTTTTGAAAGTAAGTAGATCACAGCTATTAACTCTTCTAAAAAATAATGTTTGTGAAATAAAATTTGTTAGAAGGGTTTTTAAATCAGGAGCACCACCCACTAGACGAATGCTCTGCACTAACAGTTTTACTTTACTGAATAGTGTTAACGGTAGATTAACTTTAAATTTTAGACCCACTTCTAGGTTTCAAGATTATAATCCAGCTGTCAAGAACCTTATTATAGTTTGGGATCTTTTCATGCAAAATTATCGTCAGATTAATTGTGATAATGTTGAATTAATTGAAACAATACCAGCCACAGATGAGTTTTGGGAATATTATGTAACGAATTTACAAGACTTAACAACACACCAAAAGGTTAATTTTCAAAATATGTAATAATGGTTGTAAAATTAATAGAAGAGGTAGAAGAAAAATTTCAAAAATTTTTTTTGAGTGATATCGCTTTTGTGGTTAATCATAAAGTAATTAAAAAAGGAAAATTACTAAATGCTAACATAAAAGATTTTTTTCTTATATTCAAGCTTGAAGTACAAAAAGGAGGTATTACTTCATTTGAAGTGCCGTATCCCTTTGAGCTTATAGATGAAAAAAATAGGATTAAATTTGATTATAGATTAGAAAAATTTGTTTTTAATGATATAATTAAATTAGCAAAAGTAAGAAGACTTAAGCCAAAAAAGAATTCCAAATTTTATGATGTAGTAATGACAATGAATAGATTATGAAAATTGATATCTTCGAGACTTCTGACAAGACAGTAAAATATTTTAGTGTTTTTAGTGGGG